AAATATATATATAATATTAATATATATATAATAATATACTAATAATCAAAGAAGGTTTTTTAAATAAATATATATGAGCTTGGATTGTAAGCTTGAAGCTTATTGGATGGTGTAAGCTTGTAAGCTTGAGGGGATCAGGATCATGTTTGAGCTTGAGAAAGAACCCGGGGGGCATTGGTTTCAGATGCTGTGCCGTGGGATGATTGACCAAAACAAGTTAGTTATAATTTTTATCAATTAGTTAACCAGAACAAATGAGTTATAAAAATATTGAATATAAATTTTATGAATTAAGAAACAATTAGAATAGTAACTAGTTTACTATGAACCTTGCATATAGTAATTGAGTAGTGTATATTAGTATATAGCTAGGGTGGCGGAATAGGTAGACGCTAATCAGATATAAGGGAACTTGTTCGGTGTAGCGATACGGTGCGGGCAAGACCTTCCAGATGAGTATGGTAAGAAGGAAGGGCAAGAAGTAAAACGAGGCGTTACTCACAACACGCCTACCTTATATCATGCAGGGTGACTATACGAGTATACAATAAAGAGTGGTAATGAGTTAACCTAACTCACGTTAATAAAAAAGGCTACTAGAAGTCATAGCTGGTTACTCGTCAAATCCCTGCCCCTAGCTAAAAACAATAAGGAGTTAAGCTTTATGGAGATATGGAAATGAAGACTGTAGCTCTACTATGTAACGGCACAAGCTTACCAGATAAAATATATACTTAGGATATTATAGTTCGTGTTAATAAAGGGATACCTAGGAAAGATAAGCGTACTCATAAATGCGTTGAGTGTAAGAAAGAGACTGATATTGTTAAGAAAAAAACATAATAAGCCCTTTGATAAAAGTTAATTGTACAGGGTTTGTTGGAAAGATAGAAAAATAATGGGTCTAAACATTAGTGTTTATAAAATAAATAATCACGATAGAGATGAGCATGGAAACCTTGTTGATAGACCTATTGAATATGAAGAGTGGGATTCACTAAGACATGGATTGGATAGAATATTCGTACCAATTCCTATAAAGTGGGATTATCTATATTATGCAGAAAGTATGTATCAGTCAGATGTTTATTATCAAAGACCAAACGATATAGACGAGGTTCTTGAGATGTTTAAAAATTCAGAGAATAGAGACAGGTATATTGATATTCTTAAAAAAATGAAAACTGATAAAACTTTATGGTTTTATTTTGGTTATTAACAGAAAAGGAGTTTAGTATGTTTAATAGAAGAGGTAAGTTTAGTGTATCTAAAGAGATGATTGATATTATTGTTAATAAAAAATACAGAAACATTTTAATGGACTTCATTATAGTTAAGGCAGAATTTGATTTTATTGAAGGTAAATTCAACTATTCAGCTTATTCGATGCTATTTGATGAGCTTGAAGAAGGAGATGAGATTCCTGAGTATATGATAATTTCAGATAAAGAAAAAATAAGAGCAGAAAGGATAGTGTAGTATGAAAGTATTCGGTAAAAGGTTATTTATTAGAGAGTTAGAGGAAGAAGAAATCAAGATTGGCCTACTTGTAATGAAAGAGTCGGATATATCAAAAGAGTACATTTCCTGTGAAGTACTAGCCATCGGTGATGAATGTGTGTTAGAACTTAAAGCAGGCGACACTGTACTAGTCAAGTTAGGTAAATCTGGTACACTGATACAGAACAAAGATTATATTATTGAAGATGAAGATGTTTTAGGAGTAAAAGATGGAAGTTAAAATATCTAGTTACGATATGGTTAACGCTGGTGGGTTAAATCTAAATAACCTACTTAGAGAAAAAGGTATTGATCCTTCTAAGAGTTTTTCTAGTAGGAACGATAGAGAATCAGGAACAACAATCTTTAAACAAGCAGATTGTGATATGTTAAAAAAAGAAGGAGAAGAAAATGCAAAAGTCATTAATTAAAAAAGGAATAGTTGGAAACGAATATATTGTGGAGCTTAGTACAGATTTTACAGACCTTAATCCAAAACATCTTATCGAAGAGTTTTTGATGGAATGTGGATTAGATGTTTCAAAACCATACATTAGATATAGAAACGCTATGCAATTTAAAGAGGTTTATTATCAAACTAAAGAGCTTGCTGTAAATGCTAAGGAAAGTAAGGCTAAAGTTGAGGTTTCTGAGCCTAAAGAGGTAGTAGAATACGTTATTGAGCCAGAAATACCAGTAGTAGAGCAATCAGAGGCGTTAGATGCTATAAATGACGTTCTTGATGGGAATGTCGAGCTTACTGAAGAAGAAAAGGCTGAATTTAGTGAAGATGAGGACTTAGATGTTCCACCTGAAGAAACTGTTGAACTAAAACCAGTTGTTAAAAAAAATAAAGGTGGTAGACCAAAGAAGGTTGTCGCTAAAGAGGAAATGATCTAAATGCCAGTTAAAGAAAAAATTTGGGATAAGCTTTACTGGAACGCTTTGATTATCTTACAGAAACCTGAGCATAGAGAAAAGCTTAAGGATGTAGCAAAAGCTTCTGGTCTTAGTAGAGCTAAATTTATAGGCAAGTTGATTGCAGAGGCTATTGAAGTAGATGTTATCTAATGAAGATTATGATGAAGCGATTGTCGTTGAAAATGTTAAGGCTGTACATAGGACTAACAAGAAGACTGTTCTTAAAACCATTAAGCCGTTCAGAGATAAAGCACCTGTCGCAGAGCCAAGAGTTGTTGAAAGCGATTTACAAGAACAATTAAGCATGAAAGCTATCAAGAGCGAGGAACGTAAACTTGCTCATGTAGCGTTAAAGAATAAGCTTGCACCACCAAGGAAAGTTTGTAGGAAATGTTGGGGTGAAGGTGAAGATAAACATGGAGAGACTTGTAAGGTTTGTATAGGTGAAGGATTTGTTGATGTAGAGCCTGATATGAGGGCTGTTGAGCTTGTGCTTAAGCCTGAGTTTCCTAAAACTAATGTAAACCTCAGTCTAAACGTTAATGATATGACACCTGACCAACTTATTGATATGCTTGATAATCTTAAGCCTATTAAATAATGGTTGATATTAGGCCAATAACTACAGGAATCAAGAATAAAGATTCTTATAGGAACTGGAAGTCTAGAGTTCCTACTTCAGATAGAAAATTATACGTTAAAATCCAAAAAGCTATTGATGAAGCAGAAGCTAGTCTAGGTAAGCTTACAGAAGACCAGCTTAGACTTACCGCAGAAGCTATTCTTAGGCTTAGGAATGAACAGTTAAAGTTAATATATAAATATGACTTTGAGAGATTTGTTAATGAAATATTTACAGGTGTAGACGATTCTAGTTTACAAGATTTCTGTGATACTCCTGATTTCCATATAGAGTTATATAACGCTTACGAGGAACACGATAGAGTTTGTGGTGTATGCCCTCGTGGACATGGGAAGTCTTCTACAGCAAGGATTTGGATACTTCATAAGATTCTATACAATAAGTGTAGGTACGTTGTAATGATAGGTTCTTCCGAGGATATGGCAGGTCAAAACCTTCGTTGGATAAGAGACCAACTTGTGGAAAACTCTAAAATTATCGATATATACGGTAGTTTATACAATAAAGCTAAATGGGCTGAGACTGAGTTTATTACTAGTACGAAGATTAAGATGGTGGCTAAAGGTGCTGGTCAGAAAATTCGTGGTATGAATGAAAAAGGTAGACCTGATATAGTTTATATAGATGATTTAGAAGATGACGAGATGGTTACTACCAAAGAACGAAGAGATAAGGTTTCTCTTTGGTTTAGACAGGCAGTACTTCCAATTATTAGTCAGAAAGCTAAGATAATATACACAGGAACTATCCTTGATGGTGATAGTTTGCTTAAGAACGTTTCAAAGAATCTAATAAAAGACCATATCAAGTGGAAAGTTCTATTCTATCAGGCAGTAAATGTCGATAGTAATGGGAAAATGTACGCTTTATGGGAAGAAAGAAAACCTCTTGAAATACTTCTTATAATCAAGCAGGACGACCCTGAAACTTTCGCTAAAGAGTATCAGAATGACCCTAGAGCAGGTGGTTTGGCTGTATTCCAGAAACAATGGTATAACCACTATGACGAACGTTCGCTAATAGAGTTTAGGGGTGAATATACTATGAACGCTAATAAGCTTAGTGTAATGTGTCATACTGACTTCGCTTTATCTGAAAAGAAATCTTCTGATTTTAGCGTAATTATGATTACTGGTATGGATGAGAAAACCAACTTATATGTATTGGATTATCTAAGATGGCGAACTGCAGACCCATACGATATGTTAAATAAAATGTTTATAATGTGCCAAAAATGGAATACTGACGTTGCAACTATGGAAGTTGTAGCTTTCCAGACAGTATTATCTAGAATGTTTGATTATGAGATGGATAGACGTAATATAATAATTAGTATAATAGAACTTACTAGGCCAGCTTCTACTAAGCTTAAAAGGATAAAATCGTTAGCATCTCCTATACAAAAAGGGCTAGTTTACTGGTTACATGAACATTCTGATATAGAAGATGAACTTAACGCTGTTACTGCTCTAAAAACAGGTTCTTATGATGATTGTATAGATTGTTTGGCTGATGCTTGGGAGATTCAAGTAGAGCATGTACAAGATACAAAGAGTGACGAAGCTCCTATAAATACTTACGAGTGGATGATTGAGAATGACTTATTACCAACTTATGAAGATGAAATGTGTTAAAGAATTTGACTGATAAACTATAAATGGACTAACATTTTAGTATAACCAAAAGGAGAATACTCATGGCTAAGAAGCAAAAAACAACTAATAAAGAGATAGAGAATCCTAATATTGCTGGTAGCAAAGGTGTTGATGCACTAGCTATTGATAAGGTTACTGGACTGTTTGAGTCTTATAAGAAAATGAGACAATTTGAGCAAGGTGGTAGAACTATAATTATCACTGATAAGTGGAATGAGAGATATAGATTATATAACTGTATCCGTAATGAAAGAGACCATAACTATAAAACTGGTATTGCTAAAGTGTTTGCTCCTATTGCTAGAAAACAGATAAATGTTATAGATTCAGAGATTTCAAACGCTCTTTTTTCTAGAGAAGACTATTTCAAAGTTAAACCTACCGAGGAAACTGAGGAAAGAAGTCTAAAAGATTCACATATAGCTTACAAAGTTATTAAAAAACATTCAGATCAAGAGGATTATGTTTCAAACTTCGATATTTCAGCTAAACAGTGTGCTATTTATGGTACTACTTGTGGTGAAGTTACTTGGCATGAGGAAAAATATACAGTTAAGCGTAAGAGAATTAATACTAAGCCTTTACTTGATGAGAAATCAGGCGAACCTATGTTTATGGCAAAAGGCGATAAGCAAGTTCCTTTACTTCAAAAAGAAATAGTTGTTGTTGATGAAAAAGTTCATATACAGAGACCAACTATTAAAGCTAGGGATATTTTTAGGTTATATTTTAACCATTTATCAAATAACCCAATAGATGAAGATATAGTTTATCGTGATAGTATTTCTGCTCAAAGATTACTAGAAATGGCTGATTTAGGTGCTTATTCAAAGCGAGCAGTAAATAGATTAGTTAAAATGTCACCGGGAAAAAATAGTCGTGATGTTGATGATGGTAACGAGAATGGTAAGTCTTTTTATGATGAAGTTAGTCAAAGTAACGCTTCTGATAAGATAAACGCTAAATATGAAGTTCTTAGATTTCAAGGTTTGTTTACTACTAGTGATCCTGAGACAGGATTAAAGAAACAAGAACAATATTGGATTGATGTTGGAGAAAGAAGCGTTGTTCTTAGAGTTATAAAGAATCCTCTATGGTCTAAAGAAAAAACATTTAGAATTTGTGAATATGACACAATGTATGGTGAAAGCTATGTTGATGGTGTTATCGATGATGGTACTGCTAGCATCCAATATGAGGTTAACGATAAAGAAAACCAATCTCTTGATGCTGTGAGTTTTAACTTAAACGCTCCTTGGCTTAAGTCTAGACGTTCTAAGATTAAGAGTTCAGAGATTAATGTTGCTAGAAAACGTGCTAACTATGTTATTGAAACAAATGATATGGAAGGTCTTAAAAAGACTAGTGAAAAGGTTGATGTTGGACATATAAGCAACGAGATAACTAGGTTAATAAACTATTCTGATAGTGCTACTGGTGCAACGAATGTACTTTCTGGACAACCAACAGGAACTAGTGCAGATAGGTCTGGTAAGTCTCTTGGAATACTAGCTCAAGGTGGTAAATCTCAGTTCAGTAAATTTATAAGAAAATATGAACGTAAGTTTATGTCGCCATTGTTAAGCTTGGCTTGGGATATGAATTATCAGTTTTCTGATGAGCGTATAACTATCACTGAGGAAATCGTTGGAGCAGATGAAAAGAAAGAAAATGTTATTTCTCAAATGTCTGTTGCTGAAGTAGTTTCAGATTTATTTATAAGCGTTACGGCTGGTTCTGAATACCTTAAAAATAAAGAAATGGTTAATTCCATACTTCAGTTCATATCCATAACAAACGTTCGTGAAGAATGGGCTATGTCGCTAGATTCAACGCCTATGCTTACAGAGATAGCAAGGTCTATGCCTTATGATATGAGTGCTTATGTTAATCCTGATAGTGCTATGGCTAAACTGTTAGGCCAGAACAGAGAAATACAACAGTTACTACAGCAATATCAAGGTGCTTTAAAATCTCAGAACGATGAAGCTACAAGGCTTCAGAATGAGCTTAAGCAAACAGATAGGTCTAATATGGCTAACCCTAGCCCTGTAGACAAAATTCAGAGTGCTACTAGTAAATAGAAGGAGTTAAAAATGGTAAATGGAGTTGAGGATAAGGAGTTTTTGGAAGTAGAAGATATTCTTAAGGAGATGGAGGAATCTGATCCTGAAGATATTAAGATAATTACCGAATCGCAAGAAGTTAGACAAACAATCAATACTGAAGGTTGGACAATCCTTAAAAAAGAAATAGATTTAGAGGTCGAAAGATTGACTGAAAAAATTTCTTTGACATCAAATATGGAGGAATGTTACGGTTGTAGTAAGTCCAAATCGGGCTTGGAATTTGTTTTACCGTTATAGGAAACATTCTCGCAGATGGTAGTGATGCTGTTAAGCGAGTACAGGAGTTAAGTTAGTGGAGTCATATCCATCGAGGTCGCTATCCTCGTTAAACAAGCGTAAATAGGAGGAAAATATGGCAGGACAAGTAGAAAAATTAGAACAGGTTATGGATAGTATGTTTAGTTCAGAAGAACAAAAACCAGATGTTAAGGCTAAAAAGCCAGATGTAAAACAACAAGAATCAGGAACTCATCAACCTGAACCTGGGGCTCAAGATGATAAAAATGTTGAGTTTCGTATTAAGAAACACCGAGAAGAAAGAGATGAAGCTAGGAATCAAAACCAGCTTCTTCGGGAACAACTAGCTAAAGCTACTGGGGTTATCGAGACTACTAGTAAGTTTTATTCAGCAGATAATCCTGAAGTTGACCCTACTGAAGATATGACAGAGACCGAAAAAATGTTATACAGTCAGAACCTACAGTTAAAAGAGGAGCTAAAGGGGCTTACAGACGATTTCAAAGGTGTGAAAAATAATGCGATAAGTAATGAGTTCAAAAGTCGTGAAGATGTTTTTTGGAAGAATGTAGATGGCGTTGTCAATACACCAGAAAAGAAAGCTGAAGCGAAAGAACTTATTAAAGGTTATCTGAAAGACAGACCTTTGATTGTTGACGATGTTATAACTGGTAAGATTAGCTTAAAAGATGTCTTTGAAGCTTCTACTATCGGTACTGATATGGCTATTGTTAATAATGCGAAACAGGATGGATCAAAGTTTTTTGGAAAAGGTACAGAGGAAACTCCTGCACCTAGAGAAGAACAGGCTCAAGCTAATGATTGGGATACCGCTAAAAGTATTCTTAAAAATCCTGATTCAGAAAATAAGGGTCAAGCTGTTAAGGCTGGCGTTGGTGAAATTGCTGACGATATACTTAAAAGCATGTCTGACTACTAAACTGAATTAATCCGTAATCATCAGACTTAAATAAAAAAAGGAAGTGATTACAATGGCTACACAGTTGACAACTTACGAATCAACAGCTACGAATAAAAGAGATGTAAACGATTTTGTCGTTAATATCAGTCCTTCGGATTCACCAATGTACAGCATGATTGCTGAAACTGGTATGACTTCAAGGAAAAAAGAAAATGTTTATGATACTTATGGTGGGGGTAGCTCCATTAACTCTCTTGCTGAAGGTGATACTTTCACGGATCAAACGATCACAGCGAGAAGCGTTTCTGAAAACTACGCTCAGATTTTCTATAAGGTTATTAATATTTCCGATACTCAAGAGGAAGTTGCTAAATACGGAGGAGTAAAATCTGAAGTAGAGTATCAAGTTAAGAAAAAGTTTGTGGAATTAGCTAAGGATGTGGAATATTCATTCATGATTGGTACTGCAACTGCTGGTGTTACTGGTACTGGTACTGCTAACGCTAGAAAACTGGGTGGTCTTTTAACTAAGATTACAACTAACACAGCTACAGCTTCAGGTGATGCTTCAACAGGTACGGCTTTCGAGGATGAGTTGAATGACTTATTCGAGACAATGTATGGAACTGGAGAAACTCCCGATACAGTACTTTGTGCTGGTGCAAGAAAGAGATATATCTCAGCATTAACAACTAACGTTACCAGAAATGTTGATGCAGAAAAGAAAATGCAGATTAACTCTATAAATGTATACGATTCCGATTTCGGAACTGTAAACATTATCTTGGATAGATATGTTCCTGCAACAAGCCTTTTTGCAATCAAGAAGGAAATGTTCAGAACAGCGTATCTACGAAGATTTAAGAGAGTTCCACTTGCTAAGACTAGCGATTCTACTAGAATGGTAATAGTCGGTGAGCTTACTCTAGACATCCTTCAAGAGGGTGCTGGTGGTCAGATCACATTTAGTTAAAAACTTCTTAACTCCAAGTTTAGCCCCCTGTTTCGGCAGGGGGTTTTTTAATGCCCTCTTGACTTTTATTGGCTAGTCTAGTATTTTGGGATTATGGAAGAAAAATTACCTGAACTTGAAGATGTTGTTGGAGATGCCAAAGAAATAATACAAGAAGAGTTCCGTGACGAGTCAGACGACTACAAGTTCTATAGTATATATAACGACTTCGCTACACTACTTGAACTTATGAATACAACAGGAATGAGCGAATACGATGCTAAGTGTTTCCTAGCTAAAAAGATTATAGAAGAATTTTTAAGCGACCCCGATATTCTAGAAATATATAAAGAGAAACAAAAAGACTATATCCATAGTAAAGGCTGGTCAGCCAATAGAACATTCAGAGAAGAATATTCAATCCCACAAGAAGCTTGGAGCGTATTACCAGTAGAAATTAGGGATAATCAAAAAGTATTGTTGATGTGGCTAAAAGAGAACGCAAGATGTTTGGTGTTTTCATAAAAGAAGGAGTTAAATATGGAAGTAGAAAGAGAAGTAATATTATGCGAGAAAGTTCCAGAATGGTTTACCGTTCATTTGGTATTACCACACTATAACGGAAAGTATGACATTATCAGAGCCGTTATGAGTATTCAGGATAGAACACAATCTGATTTTATATTAACCATAATTGATGATTGTTCAAGTAAAGATGATGTTGGTTATCAGTGGATAAGAGGTTTTGCTAAATCCAAACCTATAAATGTAAATTTCGTATTCAATAAAAAGAATGTAGGCGTAACACCAAACCTTAACTATGGTTTTCAGATGTATCCTGATTTGGATTGCGTAAGATTAGATGCTGATATTGAGATTCAATCAAATGGATGGCTTGGTAAATTAAAAGCTTTTGCTAAGAGTGATAAAAAGATAGGAGTAGTTGCTCCTTTAGTTGTTGATCCTGACTTTGTAACCATAAATTCAATGGGTCAAAGACTAGTAATAAGTCCTGAAGACTCAGAGTTCATTGGTAAGTTCAATTTTGAGGTTTTCGATAGAATGGGTACTCCAAGGTTCGACCTTGAGCCAAAGCCTATTGAGGTTGATTCTGTTTTGGGTTGCTGTGCTTATTACAAGCGTGAAGTAATCGATTTGCTTGGTGGAGTAGATGAAGAGTACTTTGGATGGGTTGAAGACAACGATTTTTGTATTGGTGCTAGATTTAATGGATATGGAATATTTATTCTTCCAGATATAAGTTTTTGCCACCATGAACACGCTAGTAAACGTGGATATGAAGAAAGAAAGAAGATTTTAGAGAAGTCTGAAGCTAGATTCATAGAAAAATGGGGTTTTAGTTTATATGATCCCGTACCGTATTGGGATGATATTGTTAAGTTACATAGCGATAACCAGATTATGTGGAGATACAAAAATGACTCCAAAGTTTAGAAAACCAGCTAATATAAGAAAGTTAAAAGTTTGTGCTTTTATAGTTAACGAAGGGTTTTGTGGACTTTACAGAGTTAGGTTTCCGCTAGAAGCTCTGCAGAACGATGGAATGATTGAATTAAAATGTACAACGCAGGGAAATACTCTTGAGATGTTCGAGCTTTGTGCTTGGGCTGACGTTATTCTTTTTCAATATGCTGTTCCATCGATAATACTTCAAAAGGTTCAAGACTTAATAATTGAAGAAAAGTTACCAAAAATAGTTTTATGTGATTTCGATGATAACCATTTCGAGACAGCACATAGTAATCCTAACTATAAGAATACTGGAACAAAAGATGTCTGGTATGAGAAAAAAGGTAAAAAGACCTATATTTGGAAAGATAAAACTGCTCTTGAAGGTAATCCTGAATCTATAGACTTTGATATTGAAAGAAATAAAAAAGGTCTTGGTGATATGGCTGAAGGTATTATTTGTTCTGATGCTGTAATAGTCTCTACTGATAGATTAAAACATGCTTTATCTAAGTTTAACGATAACATCCATGTTTTAAAGAATTGTATTCAGCCTATAGAAATGCCAGGGTTTAATAACTTTAAGAAAAGAGGCCATAAGGACGAGATAGTTATTGGTTGGCATGGTGGAAGCTCTCATTTTGACGATTTAAAGCGAGTTATTCCTGCTTTTGAAGAGATACAGAGAATATATAAGAAGAAGGTTAAGTTTAGATTTTTTGGTGCTTCTAGTTTTGAGATGATGTTTAAGAATCTTAACTATGAAATAATTCCTTGGATAAAACCTAATTTATTCTTTGATAGATTTAGTCAAAACCTGTTTGATATTGGAATAATACCTTTAGAGAATAATATCTTCAATAAGGCTAAGTCTAATATTAAGTGGCTAGAGATGTCTTTTTATGGAATACCTGTAATATCTGCAAACATTACTCCGTACAAGGATGATATGATTCACAGAGAAACAGGATTGCTGTATGATAGTGTTAAGGATTTAACTTCTAAAATGGTTGAATTGATTGAAGACCCTATACTACGAATGAGTTTAGCTACAAACGCACATAATCACGTTAATTCAACTTATAACGTTAATCTAGAGTCTATTAAGTGGTATAACTTCTTTTCTGATGTTTTAGAGAACAAGTTACTGAGTTATAAAATAAACTAGATTTTGACATATAAAACATTGGTAATATAGAATTGAAATATAATATCAAGGAGTAATATATGACTTTTTCATGGACAAACGCATACGTAAACGAAGCATTAACAAGAGAAACCTTCCTAACTAGCGTTAGAGCTAGGTTCGATGAGGACTCACCAGATTGGATTTCAAACCTACAGATAAACCAGCTTATAGAAGATGGCCTAAGAGATATTTCTAGAAGAACAGGATTGTATAAACAGAGTGCTTTGCAGACAGTAGATGGTTCTGCTTCCTATGTTCTACCTTCAAACTTATCTAAGCTAGATCAAGTTTTATATCAAGATACAGATGGAACTGAAAGGCTTTTGATTAGAAGTAATCCTGATGAGGTTTATTCTAACTACGATTCTACTGTTGCAGATTACTATATCAGATACGGTAACACTATTACGATACTTGGAACTCCTGTTAACGGTAACATTAAAATAACCGGAACTAAGATTCCTGAAGTTCCTGTTGATGATAGTTCTCCTATCGATTTACCAGACCAATACTTAGAATCAATATATTCTTGGGTTGAGTGGAAGTACTGGACTAGACGAAGAGTTCCAGATGAAGCTAAACTTGCTAGAGATTTGTATTTTGAGCTTATTAAGGATATAAGTTTTGATGTTTCTGAAGAATACGAAATAGGGGTAACTATGTATGGTCAATCCTCTTAGTAAAGAACTGTTAGTTTCAAAATTTAATACTGGACTTAACGTAGTTGATAGTTCATTGGATATACAAGACAGTGATTTAACGATAGCTGATAACGTAGAATATCTTGCTGTTGGTGAAGTTAAATCAATAGATGCTCCCACACCAATAGGTAATCATGGATATATATCAGTTTTTGCTGATGCTGGTGGTGGTAAGGTTACTGTAACTAGTACAGATCACGGACTATCTAACGGTGATAATGTTACTATAGAATGGACTACTAGTTATGATGGAAACTATGTTGTTTCTAGTGTAGCTACTGATACATTTGAAATAACTGATACTTTTGTTGCTAACGATGCTACTGGAAGATATAGAAAAAGAATAATCGTAAACAGTGAAGTTTCTACAAAGTTTCTTGGTATAGTTAAATTCAACAGCTTAGTTTATGCTATGGTTTCTAACTATACTGTTGCTAGATTAATGAAGTCTACTGGTGATACTGATGCTACTGGTGATTGGACAGAAGCTAATTCTACAGATTTCGATAAAGATGCGATAACAAGGTTTGATGTTTATGGTGAAAAACTTTGGTTCGTTAATGGAAAGAGTTTATCAATATCTAAATCAATTACAGTATTTACTGATGCAACTGGTGGACAGGTAACTGTTACAAGCGTAGGACACGGATTAATTGAAGGAAACTATATAACAATATCCGGAACTACTAGCTATAACGGTAGTTTTAATATTTCTAATGTTACTACGGATACTTTTGAGATAACAGATACATGGGTTGCTAATGATGCCACTGGTACTATAGCTATGACTCAGACGTTAAATATATTAGATACTAGTGATGTTCTTACTGGTTTTAGTTCTAATAAGCTTCCAGTTGGAATAAATCATATAACTACTCATTTAGAGAGACAGACGGTTTCGTTTAAGAATACTTTTCTTTTATCAATACAGTATCCTGATGGTCTAGAAACTGATTGGGATAACTCAACTGTTTATACTGGTGCTGATACTGCTGGTTTTATTCAGCTTGATAATAATACTGAAGATGAGATAGTTGGTTTAGAGACTTTGTATTCTCAATTAGTTCTATTTAGAAAAGATCAATACATATAATGACAGGTACAGAGATTCTAACAAGTACGATTACCAAGAAACTATGTCTAAGAATGGCGTTCTGGCACCTTTAAGTATAGCTAGAGGAGATAATACTGTATATTTCCTAGGGGGAGAGGGAGTTAAAAGTTTAAATACTATAACCGTACAGGGGCAGACAGAGGAACTTGATAGTCTTACTACTTTAACGATAGATAGACCTATTAAGACCTATATAGATGCTATATCTAGGTCAGGTAAACAAAATATGTCAGCTTATGCTTTTAAAGATAAGTACTATTTATCAGATATTACATCTGGAATAATATTTGTTTTGGATGAGATAGCTACTGCTAGGAATCCTAACGGACAACCAGTTTGGAGCAGATGGAATAATCACGATGCTGAAGTTTTTGTTGAATTTAACGATAAACTTATATGTGCTGGTGGTTCTTGTGCTTATTATATGAACGATGATGAAAACGGTGATGTTGATAGTAAAATTAAGACAAAAGGCTATAATGGTGGCGATAATATATTCGTTAAAATATACGAATCGATACTATTTATGTTCAGGACTTTTGCCAAAGAGCAAGCTTATACGATAAAATGGTATTTAGATGGTGCTAGTAATACGTTTAATGCAACAATAGGTTCTAGTAATAATAAATATAACACAGGACTTAAATATAATAATGGTGCTAAGTATAATGAATTTGGTATAAATTTTAAAGAATATAAGAAGAGGAAGCTCATGTCTGGTAAGAATATAGCTTTTTCTGTTGAAGCTTCTGGTAAAAACAGGTTTCAATTAAGCTCATTTGATTTAATATTTGAACAGACAAGACGAGGAGGATAAAATGACTAATGTAGGTGATACTTTTGAAGCGATAGTTGCTGGTGCTGATATAGATGCCGAGGAACATGAAAATAATTACAGTAGAATATCAGACTTTTTCTCAGGTTTAGTAGCAGATGCTAATATAACTCTTACAGGATCTATTACGGGTGAAACTTTATCAGATGGTACTGCTAGTATAACTGGTGGGGTAGGTACTGGTTTTAGTTCTATTACTTCAACACTTTTTACTGGTGCATTAACTGGAAATGTTACAGGTAATGTTTCTGGTTCTTCTGGTTCTTGTAGTGGATTATCTGCTACAGCTACGGCACTAGCTACAGCAAGAAACATTGCTGGAGTGGCTTTTGATGGAACAGCTAATATATCTTTAAACAACAATGCAATAACAAATGGTGCTGGATATACTACGAATGTAGGTGACTTAGTATCTGGTGGAGCGTTAGGCACTCCTAGTTCTGGTACATTAACAAATTGTACATTCCCTACATTAAATCAAAACACAACTGGACAGGCTGGCACAGTAGCTACTATTGCAGGACTAGCTCCAGATACAGCTACAACGCAAGCAACACAGCCCAATGTCACAAGCATAGCCAATTTAGCTACCGTTGGAACAATCACAACAGGGGTATGGAACGCTGGAGCAGTTACTTCTAGTGGTGGCATCTCAGCTACTACAGGTACTTTTAGTGATGATGTCGGGATAACTGGTAAAATATCTCTAAATGACGGAGGTCGTTCAGTATTCATAGGAGAAGGAGCTGGATTAAATGATGACGGAACTGACAACAGAAATGTAGGAGTTGGATATAAATCTCTCTACTTCAACACCACAGGAAGCTATAACACTGCTAATGGCTATTATTCTCTCTACGCCAACACCACAGAAAGCTGGAACACTGCTACTGGATATCAATCTCTCCGCGCTAACACCACAGGAGAAAATAACACTGCTAATGGACATTATTCTCTCCGCGCTAACACCACAGGATACAATAACACTGCTAATGGAGATCATTCTCTCTACGCCAACACCACAGGAAGCTGGAACACTGCTAGTGGATATTATTCTCTCCTCTGCAACACCACAGGATACTATAACACTGCTAATGGATATTATTCTCTCCTCTGCAACACCACAGGATACTATAACACTGCTAATGGATATCAAGCAGGTCGCTATATCGCTGATGGAACAACAGCTAATGAAACAGGAACATATAATACTTTCATCGGTTCTGACACAAAAGCTCTTGCAGACGGAGATACAAACGAAACAGTAATAGGAAATGGAGCAGTAGGGGCTGGAAGTAATACTGTAACACTTGGAAATGATGATATTACAGACACATATTTAAAAGGTGATGTAAGCGTTAGTGGGGATTTAATCACAACGACTAAAACACCAGCTAGTGCTTCTGCTACTGGAACAGCAGGAACAATAGCTTATGATGCTGATTATATTTATGTGTGTACCGCAACAAACACTTGGAAAAGAATAGCGATAGCAACATGGTAATGAAACTTTTACTAATACTACTATTATCGTTTAGCTTTGCTATAGACCCGTTAGGATTCATACCTACAGACAAGGTGCTACATGCAGGTGCTTCTTACATAATAGTAGATGAACTTGAGACAGTACAGCAATGGCAATGGTACGAGTCAGCTTTAGGGCTATTGGTTATCAGCCTAGCTAAAGAGCAGGTAGATGTTAATAGTGGTGGTCAATGGGATAATAAAGACATTGTTGCTAACTTTGCAGGGTATGGACTATATAGATTGATACATTGGGAGGTTAAATTTTGAGTGAAGATATTTTGATAGAGAAACATAGCGTTAAGGATTTGTTTGATAAGCTAGATATTATATATAAGCAAACAGTAAAGACTAATGGAAGGGTAAACGAGCTAGAGCGTATAGGGATAGGGTATTGGATAAGCAGAAACCAGATTAAGTTCTTCGGTTATCTTGCTGTGGCAATGGTGTTCTTAGTATCTGACATTAGGCAACCTATCGTAAAGTTTATGTTTGGATTACTGAAAGGATTGGTATGAAAGTAAGTAACCACTTTAGCGATTGGGAATTGTTTAGTCCTAAACTATTAGAAGCAATCCATGATAAAGATTTACCAGGTGAATGGTTTGTGCAAGAAGATGCTATAGACTTCCTTGAGGATTTACGAGAATTTTACGGATCACCTGTTAGTATAAACCAACCTACTAAAGAATTATTACATAGAGGTATTTGTACTGATGACGAGAATTTAAAACAAGGAAGGACATTAACATCACAACATAACTTTTGTGCCTTCGACATTTCGCTTTATGATGAGGATATATACTCAGTATATCAATGGATAAAGAAAAATGCTAAACTGTACGGAATTGGAGCTATTGGTTTATATGATAATTTCATACATATAGACTTTAGGAATAGTGATAAGCTTGTTGAATGGGATAATAGAAATAAAAAATAAAGGAGTTAATTATGGATATTTTATTAGGATTATTAGGTAATGATATAGTAACAACAGTAGGTGCTAGTTTATTCGGTTTATTTGTTGGTGGTGTAGGTGTGTGGGTTTATGTTCAATCTGGCATCAGTAAAATGGTTAAGGCTGGTGGTGATCCTGTTGGTAATTGGTTAGGTAGACTTGCATATAATAATATTTTAAAACCAATTAAGGATGATAATTTAAGAAACAAACTTGCTACTGATCTAAATTTAGCAGGAAACGATTTCGATAAAGGTTGGGATAGAGGACTAAAAGGACTTAAATAGGAGCTTATTTTGGAAAGACCGAACCATTCAAATAGATTTCAGATAAATCAAATAGGCATGTCGTCTATTACTGGAAAACCTGACCCATTAAAAACTGATGGTTATGGTCGTCTTCTAACAAATAAAGGTCTTGTCAGCGAACCTTTTGATTACGTTATAGAATCAGATGGTGGAGTTACTAGTATTTTTAATCATAAACTAGGTGGAGCTTCAGGAACAGACGTTGCAGAGGTTACTGTAACCTATACAGACTCAGACAAATGCACGTTCGTTTCTGCTGAACGTACAGATGCCTAGATTACAATTCAATCCAACAACATCTCAATTAGATTTAGTATCTTGTGCAAGTGATTTCGATAATTACTTCCTCAAACTAGACCAGACAACACCACAAAGCATAATCAATGGCAACGCTTCCGTAATAGAACCTACTAGCGATTTACACATAGCCAATAAAAAGTATGTAGACGATTATACTGGTGCTAACTACGTTCCTTATAGTGGTGCGACTGGTAACGTGGATTTAGGCGATAATGATTTTAGTGCTACTAATGGAGATTTTAATGGAAATATTAGAGTTCCAAGTACAACCTTTGCAGAGAAGTTTGGAATTATTTATAAAGGCACAACACCTTTTATCCACGATTTTAGTTATGGATTAAATGCTGGGGGAATAACTCCGATAGGAAGAAATACTTTTGTTGGAGTGAACGCTGGTAATCTTACAATGGGTTCAACAGCAACGACAGTAGGTCAAGCAAGTTACAACAACGCAATGGGTTTTTATTCACTGTATGCCAATACGACTGGGTCTAACAACAACGCAATGGGTCATCAGTCACTGTTTTCCAATACGACTGGGTCTTCCAACAACGCAATGGGTTCTTTATCACTGTATTCCAATACGACTGGGTCTAACAACAACGCAATGGGTCATCGGTCACTGTATTACAATACGACTGGGTCTCCAACAACGCAATG